CTTGCAGACAACAGAAATGTGGGATGGCGATATTCTTACCAATCCTCCATACAAGTATGCGAAAGAGTTTATCGAACACGCAATGACAATCATACCGGATGGGAGAAAAGTGTTCATGTTCCTTAAATTACAATTTTTGGAGGGAAAGGCCAGAGGCGAGCTGTTTAAGAAATACCCTCCGAGATATGTATATGTGTCACGCAGCCGTATTCTGTGCGCCAAAAACGGAATGTTTGAGGAAATGAAAGCCGGAGGCGGAAGTGCAGTTGCGTATGCGTGGTATGAGTTTCAGAAAGGTTATAAGGGAGTGAGCATTATTAAGTGGATAAATTAGATTTTGGTTACTACAACATGGACTGTATGGCCGGCATGAAACTTTTCCCTGATAAATACTTTGATGTGGCAATCGTAGACCCACCATACGGAATCAATGCGCCGAACATGGCGATGGGAACCAATAAGAGCCGGACGAAGAACGGTTATCCATCCGAAAGCACTGCAAGCAGATTGAAACGGAGTGGACAGGTAAAGGAATGGGATAGCAAACCGCCAACGGAGGAATACTTCAAAGAATTGTTTCGCGTATCGAAAAATCAGATTATATGGGGCGGAAATTATTTCAATCTGCCACCAACAAAGTGTTTTGTTGTATGGGATAAGGTGCAGCCGTGGGATGCCTTTTCACAAGCGGAGATTGCGTGGACTTCTTACAATCTCCCAGCAAAACTGTTCAGATACTCAAACACTGGCGGAACAAATTCAGAGAAGCGCATCCATCCAACCCAGAAGCCAATAGCATTGTACGAATATCTCGTAGGCGCTTTTAAGCTATCGGGGGGGGTGGTGCTTGACACCCATGTAGGATCTGCGTCAAGTCTCATCGCATATCACAGAACCGGTGTGAAGTTTGTAGGGTTTGAGATAGATACCGAGATGTATGAGGTTTCAAATGCGAGGTTGGAAAGAGAAAAAGCACAATTATCCCTGTTCGATTTAGGGATGGAAAGGAATGGAGATGAGTAGTTTTGTACCGATTTACGCGGTTGATTTTGACGGAACACTCTGCGAAAGTAAGTGGCCCGGAATTGGCGCGCCGAACAAAAAACTGATACAGCATCTTGTTCAACGCAGAACAGAGGGAGCAAAAGTGATCCTTTGGACTTGCAGAGTGGAAGAACATCTGAAAGAAGCGGTGGACTGGTGCAGTAAATTTGGCTTAGAGTTCGATGCGGTCAATGATAATCTGCCGGAAAACGTTGAAAAATATGGTAACAATCCAAGAAAAGTGTATGCCACTTGCTATATTGACGATTTGGCTGTGGATAAAAGAAAATACGATCTTCCGTTTCATGCGGACGAAAAGATCGACTATTCAAAATTCGATAAATACCCTCTCGGAAGTGAGTGGATGTTAAAGACGGAATATGCAGAGCTTCCGGTGGTAGTAGAAGAGGTAAATGCTTTTCACGGGTATATCAGTGTAAGAAGCACGAGCGAAGAGGATAAATTTAGATATTTTAAGGTTCGCCGTGATATTGAATGGTTTTATGACAAATTATTTCCAAAGGAGTGATGCGTTTATGAAGAAAAAGAAAATCAATCCGCAAGAATTTGACTGTGGATGCTGTGGAAATCAGATTTATAAGAGCCGCCTTAGAGACGAGGTAAAGTGTTGTTATTGCGGTTATATCAATCATGTAGGTAAATACACAGGTAGGAGGAAGAGACTTGGATAAAACGAAAATAGAGTGGGCTGACAGCACATGGAATCCGATTACCGGCTGCCGTCATAAATGCCATTATTGTTATGCTAGAGGTATTGCAAACCGCTTTGTATCACGGAAAGGATGCCATCTGGTAGAACCTGAGACATACAAACTCGGAGACGATGGTTCTGAAATTTATGAGATCAATGAGCAACCGTATTATGTTGATGATGAGACCGGAAAACAATTCAGATGTGCTTATCCGCATGGATTTGTGCCGACAATCCACAGATACCGCATGGGAGAATACAGAGACAAAAAGAGGCAGAGAAATATCTTTGTCGGTTCAATGTCGGATGTGTTTGGAGAGTGGGTTCCTGATAGATGGATCAGGGAAGTGTTTAATGCTTGTGAGAAAGCTCCACAGCATAATTACCTCTTCCTCACGAAGAATCCCAGAAGATATATGGAGCTGCATCATTACGGAGAATTACCACTCAGAGATAATATGTGGTACGGAACGACAGTCACAGATCCAGATACGGAGTATATGGGGCAGGACGGACACTATGAGTTCCATACGTTTTTGTCAGTAGAGCCTATACTGGCAGACTTCGGAGAGCTGAGTGAGAAATCATACATCCCGGAGTGGATAATCGTAGGAGCTGAGACTGGCAGCAGAAAAGATAAAGTCATACCAAGACGAGAATGGATTGAAAATATTGTGGAGCAGTGCAGAAAGTACAACATACCGGTATTTATGAAACCGAGCCTCACGGACATTTGGGGCGAAGAACTCATTCAAGAGTTTCCGAAAGCCCTTATTCATGCCTGATTTATTCCAGAGCATTGATAAGAATATGCTTAAATCGCCGGTAGCGTACTGCAAAACACATAAAGGGTATCTATCAACGAAGCAAATGAAAGTCCATAAGTGCCTGCAGATAGGATGCACTGGACTGGAAAGGTTGGAACATCCCTACTGGGAGGAACGCCAACGGAAAAAGGATGAAGCAAAGAGGAAAAAGAAGCAACAGTAAATTGGTTCACGTTTCATTTGATGAAGTAGAGAGATTTGTTCCGAGAGTTCCGAAACAGATTTGCCCGGATGAGGATAACACCACTCCGAGGATATGCGTAGCACCTAACATATTGAGTGCAATCCAGGCGATGCCGCAAGGCGGAACAGTGGCGTACAACATGGCAAGAATCGGTGTGCCGGTTGTTATCCATGCGTATTACATAGAGAGTGATGCTATCCTCATGCCGGAGCAGATAGCGGATAAAGTGCCGGATGCCGTTGCCACAGGAGAAATGTGGGTTATGGCAGTTCCGGCAGCAGTCCGGCGGATAGATTACGAGATTGTTGATCCGTATGTGCCTATGAGGATTGATAGGAATGGCACGAGAGAGCGATTTCTTGTATGGTACGGAGAATTGAAACGGGTTCGGTATCAGGATAATTGGAGAAATCTATCTACCAGAACAGCCAGAAATCAAAAGGCGGTAGAGTGGTTTATGGAAAATAAGCCAGACATATCGTACAGAACATTTATGTCAAATATGGACGATGAACTATTGAAATCATTCCATGTGGAATTACAGGAGGTATGGGAGTGAACAAACAGAAGAAATTAGTAAAACAGAACACGCCGTTGTATAAGAGAGTACCGACACTTAATCTGGTGGACTATTCAGATATAAAAGTGCCGCTAGTAGTGATATATGACAGCCCGAAAGACTTTCCGGGAAAAGTGGTGGCAAGAGTATGGGACGGAGAGAAGAATCGGCCAACGAATGTTTACTGCGAATATGAAAACCTTAAAAGATGCGAAGATGATGTAATGTCAGCCGGATTTATTTTTAAGTTTCCAAGGACACCGGAGGACGATGCGTGCATTGTTGAAACATACATGAGATAGGAGGATTGCAATGGCAAAGAAGAGAAGCTGCCGCAGAACAGTAAATGAAGATAAGGTACATGAAAAAGCAGTTAAAATCCGCAAAATGACAGATGAGCAGTTGGTGCAGTATGTCAATGACAGAGTGGAAAAAGCCAGGAGTGAGGGATTTAATCAGGGAAAGAAATCGGCTACCGGAATGACGGTCAATGATTTTCTGAAAGAAATCTCAAAAATCAAAGGTGTCGGAGATGCCACAATCTGCAAAATCATGGAGCATTTCAGAGAGAAAGGGATTAAGGATGGAAAAGACACCACTACAAATATTTGAGGAACGTAACGAAAAGGATTGCTGTCTTAACTGCAAAAAGCTGATTGTAAAGCAGACAGACGCAGGACATATAAATTTCTGTGGAGAAACAGGAAAGATCATTCTCGATATGTTCCTTGATGTTGGAACTCATTTTCCAAAATGCAAATATGAGAGAAAGGAGTAAGCCATGCGTGTACAGAATCACATACCAATCAAGGCAGTAGCCATCAGAGAAGAGGACGGATTGGAAATCGGAACTGAATATGATGTAGAGGATATTATGATGGGGCAGAGCAATACGAGTGTGGAGTTGGTAGGGACAAAAGGAACATACAACAGTATCTCATTCAAATTTATGCTCAATGGCAGAGAAATTGACATTTTTAGAAGTCCTCTGATAAATCCATATATGAAATTTGACGGCAACAATGGGATTTGCTACAAGGAGTGGATTGGCCAATGATAAAAACATGGTATGAGGAATATGAGAAGATAAAGGATAAGGCGGTAGTGGTATATGGATATGAGTGGGAGTCTATGGCAGATGAACAGAAAGAGAAGATCCTAGCAGAAAAAACCGTGATAATGAGCGGAGACAGCGGATATGCCTGCAAACGCTATCAAATTATCGGAAACGCAAACAATCTGTCAGACCATGAATGTGCCATAATAGCGGATGGCGGAAACCTCTGCTTTGGGTACAGAATGGAGGGACAGGAAATTGTTGTATACACAGATTAAAGGAGGACAATATGGAAGCAAGAGAACTGGCAAATAAGCTCTATGGACGAGCATACGGAGATGGTTTCGATGATGTACTGGAAGAGGCAAAACAGAGCGGCCTCGTCATTGTGACGGGCGCATCAGATGATTTGATGGAGTTCAATGGAGCAATCTGCGATGAGGGAGGTTGTTTCGATGGTGGAAGAGTTTATTTCGATAAGGACGGAGTAGATCAGGAGGGAGAAGAACGTGCCAACTGGATAGATGCCAGATGGTGTGATGGAATGAACCGAGACGGACTTCCGGCAACATGGACGTATGAGACAGAAATTCCTTGTGAGAGATTTGATATTTGGGAAGATGGAGAGGTCTACTGTGTAGGTCTTGTATTCTCAATCGAGGATCTGAAATGAAAACCGCTGAAACTGTAGCACTGGAAAAAGCAATCAGATGGGCCACAAGAAAGACCGGTGTATTTGGCTGCTATGAGGTAACAATCGGATTTTGCGGAAGAGAAAGAGTTGATTACATGACCTATGACACCAAGGGATTGTTCCGGTGCTATGAAATTAAGGTGTCGAAAGCGGACTTCCATAGTGCTGCTGCAAAATCCTTTGTAGGCCATTACAACTATTATGTTCTCACAAGGGAATTATACAATCAGGTCAAGGAAGAGATACCGGAATGGATTGGTGTCTATATCGGAGATTACTGCGCTAAGAAAGCAAAGAAACAGGATTTATCCGGCAGAGAGTATAAAATGCACCGTTCAGTCAATGGGCGCAGTACAGAGGTATCTACGCCGTGGGTAGATATGCTCAAAGAGAGCATGATTCGTTCGTTGTATCGGGATTCTGATAAGCTGATACAGACGGAGGATGAGCAGTATATAAGCCGTCTCAGAAGTCAGATTGATAAGGCAAGGACTGAAAGGGACAGAGAATCAAAGAAGTATCTCAGATTATGGAAAGCCGTAAGGAAAGAATTTGGCGATGAAAAGGCATGGGAACTCATAGAAAAGGCAGAGGAATAAAACCTCTGCCTTAAATCATTTCCTGCCATTTATGGCAATCACTACATCATCAAAACCGGAATCAGAGTAGCAAGTGCCCTCATGAGAAAGAGTTGTACCTGGCTGCAATTCTTGGTTATCATCCATAAAAGATAATTCGCTAAAATTAACCATCTTCCCATCTTTAAGGTACACCACATCCATACATACATAATCTGCGGCGGAAGTTCCGTTGTTTGTCACGGATGCAACAATGCCGCTGTCGGTAGTATTGTAGTCAACGGATAAGTCAGAATAGACAGGAGAGTATTCCTTTTCCTCTGATACCGACAGTGTGTAATCGAAACTATCAATCTTATCCCATTCATCAAATGTGGTCCATATACCGGCTGTTTGCCCTGGAGCAACCGCTTTTGTTCCATCGCTGGAAGAACCAACCATACTGCCGGAAGAATCCAATGCGGTCACATTCAGATCAATACTCACAACCTTATCTGAATTGTTTGTTACATACATAACGTAATACATAAAAGAATCATCCACAGTACAGGAATAATCCTGCGTACTCATCAAATCTGCAAGGTCTGTTTTGTCTTTACTTTCTGTCGTAGTCGTGACCGCAGTAGTGCCATTTTTGGTAGATGTACTGCCACCACAACCAGTCAAAAGAACGGCAGACAGTAACAGCATGGCAAAATATCTCATCTTCATAGACATATCCTCCCTATATAAATGTTTAGTCCATTATACATCAATGTGTCTATCAATGCCACATTATTCGCTTGCCTTGAAATTATATATAGGTTTCAGAATCGCAAGAATATCAACGGTTTCTCCAATACATTCCACAATCTCATCAATAGGCTTGTATGCCATCGGTGCCTCATCTATGGTTTCCTCTGACACAGAAGTAGTGTAGATACCGTCCATAGAGTGTGAATAGTCTCTCATGCTGAGAGTTTCCTTTGCTTTCATCCGGGACATAATCCGTCCGGCTCCGTGCGGCGCAGAACAGTTCCAATCCTCATTTCCCTTACCGGTTCCGAGAATACATCCGTCACGCATATTGATGGGGATAAGAACCTTTTCTCCGTACTTGGCAGAGATAGCACCTTTACGGACGATGTTGGAGTTGTGGTCGATATAATTGTGGATGCACTCAAAGAAGTCTGGCATATCTGCATCAACACCCCATCCCATGTGATTGCATATAATCTGAGCAATCATAACACGGTTCATGTAGGCAAACTTCTGACATATCCTCATATCATGGAGATACTGTTCACGGTACTTACCCTCTAAATAACAGAGGTCTTTCGGCAATTTCGGAGTGACAGCACGGAAGTTTCGGCGCAGCTCCTTGATTGCGGATTCAATCTCAGATTTTCTTCCAGCGGCTTTGTAGTCGGCAATGAGCTTTTCCTGACGATCATACAGATCATCCTTACCGCACATCAACTCATAGGCAAGGTTCTGATAGTAGTCTGCCACCTGTTTCCCAAGATTGCGGCTGCCAGTATGGATAATCAGATACTTATAACCGTCCTCTGCAACATCAACCTCAATGAAATGATTGCCACCGCCGAGAGTGCCAATAGAGCGTTCGAGACGTTTGGTATCTTTTAATTCCCGGTAACAATAAAGTTCTTTCAATTCTTCAAAACGCATTTGCCGCCCATCATGCACATTTTTCCCACTTGGAACATAGGTGCGGATAACACGATCTAAAGTATTCAATGTAACAGCATTAAAATCCCTATGCCCTAAACTGACGCAAAGCATACCGCATCCAATATCCACGCCAACGATGTTTGGAATTACTTTGTTTCCGAGATCCGCAGTAAAGCCAATGACGCATCCCTTTCCGGCGTGAACATCCGGCATGATACGAACCTTACAGTCCTTAAAGGCATCCTGAGACAGAAGAGTGTTAATCTGTTCCAAAGCCTCATCTTCAATGGTTTTTGCATAAACTTTCAAATTACTCATAGTGATCCTCCTATACTTTGTATGTTTTGTTATTTCCAGAATTTCCATTGTATTTTGTGAAAGGGCGAACCCATACACGTTTACCGGTTTTGGTAGTTCGGTAAAATCCCCTCACACTTACCTGTTCGGTAGGCTTTGTGTAGTGCCTTTTTGTACCGTCTGCAGGAACAGGCCTGCTATCAATGCGGTATGTGGTTATCAGTGGTGTAGCACCGCCGGAACGGCGCAGGATTTTTCGATGCTTATGAGAAATGCGTTTCTCTTTCTGCTCCGTAGTCTCAATGCAGTTGCGGTAATGAGTTGCAAAACACATGAGAGAATGGAACTTCAATGCCTCCTTGTATGGCGTTCTGTCAGCGGCAAGAACCATCCGGGCAACCTTTCGTTTCTCTTTGCTTAATCCGGCAGGAAAGACAATGTTTTCGATTTCCTGAGTTTTCGGATCATACCGATAATTGCAGACATACACGCCACCCATATACAGATGCAACCTGACGAATACACCCTCCTGCTCATAATAGAATTTAATATCTTCCTCCGGCAGCTCAACCAATGCGGAGGGGATGGGGATGCGGAACTCTTCGGCATCCAACCAATCTTTATTTTGCTGATACCATTCAATGATCTTCTCTGTTTTCCCGATGGTATCGACTATGATTTTATTGCAGTTTTTAATATCAATCATGCCTAAGACCTCCATTTCTTCAATGGTTCCTTATAGCATTTGTCTATTTGGACACGTTCTTATCAAGCGGCATCGTGCGCTCCGCCGGAGATACGCGAATGTCAGGAGATCCCACTATCCTTATCCGGTTTCGCATTAAAGCCGGAAAACCTGTCAACCAACAAAGGGATGGTGTATGCCGTTATCAACCCTCATACCGGCAGCAGTTTTCACATTAAAAACTGCCAGAAACCTGTTACACGACACTCAAATAGACAAATCTTATAAGGAACCATTACTATATATGCGCCTCATTTGGGGCGGTAAATAATATCAACGTGGGAATCTAATGCCTGTTCAATCTTTTCGTCCGTAACGCCCAAGTAGCGAGCTGTAACGGCTGCGGAACTGTGTTGATACAGGCGGCGGACCAGTTCAATGTCCTTTCCATTCTTGTAGTAAATCTCTGTTCCGAAGTATTTACGGAACGAATGGGTGGATATATCCTCATATTCAGGACCGAGCCAGTCGCAAACCTTTTTCAGATGCTTTTGCACTGCCCGGACACCGATAGGGAATATCAGATCATCGCCCTCAATGCCCTCAGAGTCCGCATATTCAAGGAGGAAGTTGTAGACCTGTTCCTGGACCTTGAAACGGCGAACCTTTCCGGTCTTATGCTCAACGATATTGAAAGCGTGGCCGGATGGTGTCTTGATGAAAGAGGAACGCCGGAGGGAGAGTGTGTCTCCAATACGCAATCCTACATTCGCCTCAATAACGAGGATCGTAGCAATCCGGGGATTAGGCTGTATGCAGTCTCCAATGCCCTCATATAAAGTTTTTATGATAGTCTCGTACTGTTCATGCGTACAAGCTGTTGTTGTCTTTCCTGCCATTCTAACCATCCTCCTACTTACTGATTTTTCATCAAACCGGCAACGACATTGTTGATTGCCGTCTCAGATACAAACCCGCCTTGCAACCTTACCGGGGAAAGAGAACCGTTAGGGAGAAAAAGCATATCGCCATGACCCATGAGCTTTTCGCCGCCGGCCATATCCAATGCGACCATAGAGTTTGTGACTGTACTAACACGGAGACAGATCTTTGTAGGCATATTTGCCTTAATCAATCCAGTAACAACCTTTGCAACCGGGTACTGTGTAGCGATTACAAGGTGGATGCCACAGGCACGGGCTTTCTGTGCAATTCTTACAATATGTCCCTCAACGGATTTTCCACCCATGCTCATAAGGTCGGATAACTCATCAATGAAAACTATGTCACGCCTCATAGGAGCATCTGCGAACTTTGTATTATAGCTGTCAATGTCACGGCAGCCGGTAGAGGCAAGAATGGAGTAGCGGCGATCCATCTCAATACAAAGGTTCTTCAATAGTTCAACCGCACCATTTACCTCAGATACAACCGTACACGCTGCAAGGTTCTTGTAATACTCAAACTCTGTTGCTTTTGGGTCAATGATATATAAGTGCATCTGTGCCGGATTCTTTTTCATCAATAGAGACAAGATGAGGTTATGCAGAACGATTGATTTACCAGATCCGGTCATACCAGAAATGAGGATATGGCAAGCCTTGGCAATATCAATGTAATGCTTGGAACCATCAACAGCCATGCCGATTGCCATTGTAAAACCATCGGAGGACTGAAACTCATTATCAATAAGCATATCCCCCAGGAACACGGTTTCTGTACCGGTAGGAACCTCAATATATACATAACCATTATCAAATCTCAAAGAGGCGTTGCAGTGTAAGGCTGCCTGAAATTCCTTTTCACGTCTCAAAATGGCTTGCACCTGAGTTCAGGGAGCCGGTTCAATAACATACTGTGTAAGGCGTGGCCCTTGATTGATCTTTGCAAGGGTGGAGCGGAGGCGGAAAGAGTTCAATACACTCAATATGGTTTCGGCTTCGTTCTTTACTCCATGAGATCCCCATGAGGTGTGATACGTCATATTGCCATCAACGGCAGGGAAGATATACGGCTTTGTAAGTTCATACGCCGGAGCGGTGGCAGCGGTCTGTCTCTCTGCGGACTCTTTCAGTCCTGCATTGAGAAGTGTGCGGGCCTCGCTGTGTTTTCTGTTTGCGGTCAATGTCTCCATACAGTTAATAAATACGCTTTTCTTTCTCATGGTTCTCAATCCTTTCTTTACCGGATGCCGGTAGTACACAACTTTCTGTTTAATGCCTGTAATTCTTTGATGTGTATGTCAATAGCTTTCTGCGATTCAGTGTCACATACAAGGCGTTGCGCCTGCCCTGCGTTCTCTATCATCGTCAATACACTGTCACTCAATAATGTCTGTTCTCTATCTGTCAATGAAATAACTACCACGTTCATACCTCCTACCACATATCATTACTTGAAAAAGTATTCAAAAGGATCTCATTGTCGGTTTCTGTTATATCCAGATAGTTGCCGGAATCATCAATAATACTCAATGCTTTTTCTCTTGTTATAGGTCTTTTCTCTGCGCCCCTATACGCAAAGCCATATCGGAACATTAAAGGCTTTTCGGATGTCTCGACAACTTCCCTTGCCTTTGCCCTGTCTAAAGTTCCATCGTAGAATGACATCTTTATCATAATTTCGCCTCCCATTCATCAAAATCAGGTAAGTAAACCTCCAATTCCTCATAGGTTACTTCTGGAAGTATGCTTGCGATAATCGCCCTTGCGGAGTTCTTTGTGTGACCGTGCTCCCTATATACATAGTCAATGAGATTTTTGATCAAATCATAAGTGAAATGATCCTCAATGCAACCGGGAAACTGTTCTTTTAAGTAGTTCATAAATACTTCTAATTTATCTTTGTTCATGTGTTACCTCCATATTACACGCTGTTACTCAATGTTACAATGTAACGTTTAAGCTAATATACTCTCAATCATCCGGCGGTTATTCGGTGTTACCTCTCCGCCATAATTGGAAACTGTCAATATAAGATCAATGGCCGTTCTTAATCCTCGAAGTTCGGCAGATACACGGCTGCGCTCATTGTGGTAATTCTTCAATGTCTCACGCTGAATAGGAAGCTCAATAGAAAGCTCAAAACGTGTGCGGCGTGGTGTAGATGGATTGTTATAGGTGCGATCCATTGCATCAATGGCAGCCATGCGGCGATCCTCTTCAATGCTCATGCACTTTTCTGTTGCTTCAAGGCTTGACACCTTGGCCTGCAGTAACTCAAAACTGCTCATACCGTTCTCAATTCTCAATGCTGTATTATTCATGGTTTCTTATCCTCCTAAACTCAATATGTTATGCTGTGACTACTTCATAATTTGCCGGGATCCTGGTTGCTGGCATATAACGGCCGGATGATTGGCAGAACCAGAAAGGGCGTTTGAACTGATACGCTGCGGCGTGTTTCAATAGCTCGATGCTTTCCCCAGTATGGAGAGTAAAGCGGATCACTGCGCCGACAGGTAAATTTTTCAATGCGTGCGGATCTTTCTTTGCTTCAATGTTCTTTCTGCATCTCTCGCGCCAGTTATTGGCATATTCTGAATCAGTAGGGGAGAGAAGAGAGAGAATAGAAGCCGGGCAATGATCTTCACATGGTCCAGAACTTTCTCCCATCGTCTTAACTCCAAAGTTGAAATAATCCCGGCTGTTGGTGTGCGTCAATACAACGGCGGCGAATGTCTCAGCCTCTCCGGTGCTCAATATGGTTACTTTAACAGCGGCGTAATATGTACCGCCTACCATTGCGGAGCGTACAACTTCGGCTTTCCTGGTGTCATTCTGCCAGGTGTAAAGTTCGTCAATTTCTGCTTTCCGGTCAATAGCTCCGGTTCTGGTGTAGTGTGTAGCGTGTGTATAATCCCATCCCATAATATAAAGGCCTCCTTAATCCTGCACCGGCTCACATTGCAAGCGGTGGTTTTTACTGAATGTTATCAATATATGTTTTGCGTGGTTCCTCTGTTTGAAATCCTCAAAGAATTTTATCAATGTATCATATTTGAAATAGTGCAAGCCGATTTCTGCATACTCAATATAGCGGCTGTCTGTTATATAGATCCCCTGACAGTTTCCGTATTTCTTGAAAAACTGCATTTTCTCTATGTACTCATCAATATTTACGGTTTGCCCCTCTTGCAGATGTTCCAATACTGCGGAGCGGTTCAGATATTTATAAACCATCCTAAAGCCTCCGATCTCTCAATATATCCGGCGGAGCTTGGGCGGATGATCCGCCGCCGTCCGTCTATGCCTGCCATACTCCGCAATATTTACAAGTGCTATTAGGTGCTTCGGGTTCTCCGAAGATAAACCGGCGGATCTGGTCTTGCATGGTGTCCGGGATAAGCCGCGCCCACTGCGTAGCGTTCCGCCATCGGTTCACGGATCTAGCTGCAATATAAAGCCGGTTGCGTGTCTCTGTGTCCATTTGGAAAACCTCCGCCAATGTGTCAACGGCGTTTTGTTCCCTGTCGTGAACCTCTCGCGCATAATTAACATGATTTTTTCGGGTTGTGATTTCCTCAAATGGACCGCGGTATAAGGTTTTAGAGCTATAACAATATTCGTTGTAGGCCTCATTTTCTGCGGTTACTGCGTCAATAAGTCTTTCAATATCAATTTTCATACTATGCGACCCCTTTCTTTTTGGGCTCCATCTTGGAGAGTTTCACAATATCATAAAATGGAATAGAGGAGCGGGAACCGCGGAAAGTGTCGCGGATGTCCTCAATATAATTGTATCGTGTTTTCAATTCCTCAATATCTGTGACTATTTCCTCATATTCTGCCGGGGTCAAGTCGTGTAAATGGCAATGATCCCACTTTTCAAAGAAACGGCGAGCCGGGGAGAACTTCGGCAGCAGATCCCGCTGAGCCTGCCCGCCTCTGGTGTAGTCTAGCTTGCTTCTGCAGAACTCATTCGCAGAGGTTGAGAAGTACGGCGCGGAGTTGGTGCCGAAGGTGTAAAAATTTACTTCAAAAGTGATCAATTTTGAAATCTGGAAAACATACATAAATTCTTTCATAACTCTATACAACCTCCTTTGCTGCTTCTCTTGCGCCCCATTTTGTAGCGTGTTCCTGGAACTCTCCGACCGTCTCAACGTGGAGAAAGTCAGGAGAGAAACGGCGCACGGTGTAAGCTCTGCGGCTGCCGTCAAAATTGTTTTCACTGGTAACAAAACAGCGGTTTTTATACAAAGCGGATTCTATACGAGATCCCCAATATTTGAAAGTTTCACGGTCGAAAAAGTGGCCTTTTCCGGTTCTATAAATGGCTTTTGCCTCTGTTAATGTAATCATATATATAAGCCTCCTATATTTTGAGAGGGAGCGCCCCGGAGGGCGCGCGCCTCGTTTCTGTCAATTAGTAATTTTCGTAATATTCATTAAGGGCGGTTTTTTCGTCCTCTGTAAAAATACGGTCAATAGCTGCCGCGGTACGCTTGCAAGCCTTATAGGCCTTTAAGCCTTTGCAAACCTGATCCGCTCCGCCGTCAATATATCCAAACTCTGTTAAAAAGTCCGCCTCATCTGTGCAGCTATCAGCACAAGAAGCATCAGACAAGAGACAATATAAACAATCTTCTTTTGTTGGCTCATGCGTTGCGCTTGGGTTGCGTTGATAATCAAAAGTGTAGCGGCGATTATTTGCCGGGTTGATAATGCGGCATTTATAGAGAACGTGGGACGGTGTAAAAAGGTCCTTTTGTTCGTCTGCCTCTTCAAATGTGAATTTTAAAGAATCAATAATCTTTTCTGCTTTCATGGTCTTTCCCTCTCTTTTCTGTTGTTCCATCCGGGAAAGCCTGTTATAATAGGAGACAAGCCCCGGAGGGGTGGCGGCGGTCCGTGTCGCTTGGTAGGTGTAGCGGATCGCCCTTTTTTATTTTGTTTCAAAGTCGTTCACGTCAGACTTGCAGACGGCGGCTTGCAGGGGTTCGCCTGTCCTATTCCCTTTTATGCTGCGTGTATATAGGCAACTCGTTCCAGCCATCGCCCCGGCTCAATAGTTCCGGAGCGGTTCCCGCTTTCCCCTGGGAGCGTCGGGGGCGTTAATCATTGTTAGAGTGCTAACTGCTTTCACTCGATGCCGGGCCGGTTTTATACCGCTTTCCCGATCTCGTGCGGTTCTGAAAGTTTCAAAGTGCTTTCATACTTCCAATAACTTAATTATCTTTTTTATATGTGCGGTGTGAATTGGTACACCCTAGCACAGGTTTACAATTTTCCTTTTGCCTGATATATGCACTCATTACCACAGGGGCAGCCCTCACAGGAGATACAAGCCGGAGGCGGTGGGGCGTGTGTTTCGGTCTCATCTTAATAAGTGCCGCGCCGCCGTTGCCTTGGTCCGGGTTGATTCCCTTGGTCCGGTCTGCGGTGCGTTGTTCTTTTGGGGTACACCGTGCGCCCTTGCCTGCGCTTGTTTGTTTTGTTGAACGTCCGGCGGTTCGTTGTTGCCCGTTGCGGTTCGTTCTTTATGCTTGTATTGTAAAGCGTATTCTTTACAAAGTCAAGCGAAAAATTTACAAATTATTGCGGTTTGTGAAATATGTATAGCCGACTAAACAAAATAGGGGCGGTTTGTTGTGTAAATTGTACACTTTACAAAGTGCAAGAAAAACCTGGCGCAGTGTTTACCATGTAAACGGCAGACTTGACAGGCGGCGCAGATTCCTATATATTATAGGGGTATAGAATAGAAAGGAGGGCGGAGCCGGTGCGGTTGAGTTTTGGCGAAAAAATGCGCGTTATGATGAAACGGCGCGGGGTATCGGTGCAAGAGGTGGCGGATCGTCTGGGCGTGTCCCGGCAGAACGTAAACCAGAGACTAAACGCCGATAAATTTACGCTTGACGATATGGAGAAATACGCCGCCGCCATTGGTTGCGGTATAGAGATAGAAATAACAGAGCCGCCGGAGGGCGGAGCAGATCCACATATAAATAAATAAGGATAGCCGAAAAAGTAGAACGTAGGGCACAGAGAGAAGCACAAGAAAGCTTTTCCCGGTGTCCTTTTTATTTTGCCCATGTGAGAACGTAGGACCGCCACAGAGGGCACAGAGGAAAGGAGGGCGCAGGATGGCAACAGAGAAGAAAGAAACGGCACAGAGAGACGCGCAAGGCGTGAGAAAGCAGAGCTATAAACGTTTTAAGGAGGGGCGCGACTACGAACCCACGGACGCAGAAACAACGGCGGCTTTGTGCGATGCCTTTTTAACTGGATTCTTACAGACAGAGGAAACGCCGGAGGGCGGAGAGGTACAGAACAAAGGGGGACGCCCTAGAAAGTTGGAAACGGTAGAAGAGTTTACAGAGGTAGCGGAAAAGTACATTTTATATATTAAGGATAGAGCGGCGGAGGGTGTGCGCTTGGTGCCTGATGTAGAGGGCTTTTGTAGTTTTGCCGGGATTTCTAGGGAAACGCTTAATAATTGGGAAACAGCCCGCCCGGGTGCGTATTCTGACACAATAAAAAGACTGAAAACAAGTATAGCAGCATTTAAGAAACAACTTGCCTTTGCTGGCAAGATCCCGCCGATCGTATTCGCTACGGATATGAACAACAACCACGGATATACACAGGCGGCGCAAAAGATAGATCTAAACGTTGGAAAACAGGCGGCAGAACTACCAACAGCGGCAGAGATTGCGCAGCGTTTACCGGTGGAAATGAGCGGAAAAGATCCGGCAGACACGGACGGAGATATAAATATATAGCATTTATGCGGTTTTGCGGTTCGTTTTCTTTTACTTTTACGAACTCCGGCACGTTTCCGGCGGTTCTGGTGTGGCGATCCGGGGACAGGTCCGGCAGCTTATACCCTGGGGCGGGGGTGTAGAGCGGAGTGGATCAGGGGCAGCTCACCCCTCTGAGTTCCCCAAAAATTAAAAAGCCCAAAACCACCCCAATCGTAAAATGGCAAAGAACCCTATTACCGTAAACCACCCAATTTACAATGTAAGTATAAACACGGCATCCGAATAACAAAAGGAAAGTGAGGACTTTACAAAACCACAAAATCCAAAATCGGCGGATGCCTACCGGCATAGAAAGAGAGAAATATGGAACAGAACAAAGAAACAGCAACACAGAATAAGCAGAGAGAGGCGGAAGTATGCAGAGAGAAGAAACAGACCGCATGGGACAAATGGAAAGAGGACACACTGCGGAAGTTCAACCGGACTGCATGACAGAGGCATACACCGTAGGAATCTCTGAAACGCATATCAGAAACAATGCAACGGTATTCCGAGTATGGCAGATGATAGAGTGTGGAGAACTTACCAGAGAAGAGGGATTGTACCTCATGGTAAATACGCTTGCGGATGAAAACCATCGTCTGAATCAAATGTGTAATGACCTCATAATGAGGATGCCGTCACGTCTGCACGTAGAAACGATAACAGGCGAAAAATAAAAATCGGCGGAGGCTTACGCCTCATAGGAGGTAAAACCGGATGAGCAATGAAAACAGCAATTCCAAAAATTCCCCGGAAAATAAAAAGAGGTCTTGGCACAAGGAACCGTGGTATAAAAGGTTATTCGACAAGATTTTGGTATCGTATTTTCTTCCGTGCAAGCATGAGTGGGAAGTACTGGAAGTCCTCTGGACGGTACATGATTACGGCGGATTTAAGTGTGAGGTATGCAAATGTGGGTGTAAGAAATGCGGAGAAATAAGCATTGAGCAATTATTAGTATGAGGTGTAGGGCATGGATAGACCGGTAGAAATCACAAGAAGCTATGCAGAGTGCAAATTCTGTAACGATATTGCTGATATGTGCAATGAGATACCAGATTGTACTCACTGTGAGAATAGAAAAGGAACATGGATAGATACAATCACGAGCCTGCTTGGCACAAAAGCGGTTGTCGTTCTGGAAGATGGCAAAGTGGAGACATATCCACTGGATAGACTTAAAGTTATCACAAAGAGGGAGAGATAATGAAAATTATTGAAGAAATTGGCGAAGCTGCAATGTTGGAACAGCTTGCAGAGGAATGTACCGAACTTGCAAAGGCAGCACTCAAAATGGCAAGGATCATACGAAAAGAGAATCCGACACCTGTAACAGAGAAAGATGCTATTGCAAATATCAGAGAAGAGTACACGGATGTCGTACAGTGTGCCGGAGAACTTTCATTGACCGTAGATGAGGAACAGATGGCACGCAAACACGAACGGTGGGAAAAGAGAGTGAGGGATAGAACATGATACCATTCAGGCATTGCATAAGGGAACCGCACGGATCTGCAGTGAAATTTGAGATACTGGCAGCAGCACCGAATGAGTTTCAGGTACGTTACCCAGATTATGATTACATTAAAATGGGAGTCGGACCGTCAGTGATGTATAACAGAGAACAATTACTGTGTTTCCTACTGACATATGACAAGGCAGAGTGCCTTGAATTTATGGAAAAACTGTATCATCACATGGGATGGCCTACTGAAAAGCTGCATGAGAATCCGGCATTTGCCGAAGTGATAAAGGAGAAAGAGGCATGATAGCACGTTTCTTACAGGATATTGTCGTAAATGACATTGAGAAGAATATGGAAATGACTATTGATAAGGGCGAAGAACTCTTTGTCATCGACAGAGGAACCCATTATGAGCTGAGAAAGGCTGACGGATGGGGAACTATGGCTCCGAAAGAGTGCGAGGGCGAATATTATGAGATCATCAAAGAATAAAAATCCGTGTTTTGATTGCCTTGCATCAGAAAAAGAAAATGAGGAAGTGTGCAAGACCATACGGGCGATGCTGAATAAAAGCAATAGCGTACAGGTGGGAATGAAAGATCCGGGCAACATAGGAACATTAACCATAGGGGATTGCACATATAATGTTTATCTTGGAAACACAACACTGAATAAATTGCGGTGTTTGCCTGATAAGGATGTGTATAAACGTGTATTCACACTGATAGAGGCGTAGGAGGAATATTGATGGAAAATGAGACCAGACCACAGCTCTTTATCATGGATGAATGGCTCGGAGACCCCATACCGCTTGCGGAAATTAAGGAAATATCTGAGCCTACACTGGATGAAGAGTATGATATGCCGGATATTCCTCATCTGAAAGATGGATTTGAAATACCTTTTGAAGTGAAAATGAAGAAATCTGCCATAAACAAACTGTTTCAACCGTGTTTTGGCAGAGAACCTTACAGAAATCTCGAAAAATGTGCTAAGTGCATACTGAAAAAGGACTGCGTTGTGGCGAAAATCGAGAACAATTTCAACATGAGATTAAGGGCATACCACCCTTGATAATAAATCACAAGGAGGACACCAATGGAAGAGAAAGAAAAGAAACCGTGGAGACCGCCAGAAATGGCACAGTTACCCGATCCGATAGCGTTTGCCATGCAGGGTTTTGAACGCTTTGGATTACCGAAAGAACGGCTGATACCACCATTACAAACATTTGACAGAGTGATGCAACACTCGGCATTTACCGAAAACCGATGGTGGGAAAATGCAAGACAGGTAACGGCAACAACATCGGCAGAACAGTGGCGGAGAGTGAGCATCGAAAGAGCACGCTGTCTCGGAGAGCCATGGCCGGATTTTGATGATATACCGGTTGCGAGTATCACAGAGGATTTTTCACAGAAATGTCAAAATGCCACAATCGGATTGTTAAGAGATCAGGTTATAGCGTCATGCGCTATTCCGGGAGAAACATCGTTTAGAGACATTTTTAACCAGTTAGGTATTAAGGAGGACAATATGGATAGAAGTTTAGCGGACAAGAAATTTAAGAGAGTAACTATTGAGTGCGAGGACGGCACGACTTACGCTGGAAAGATCAATCATGTATGCGGCAGCCCGTATCGTTGTGACAAACTGTGTGTAGAAGCAATGGTTGAGGACAAGCCTATTGGAGCATACGGTATCGAGAAAGTCCTGTTCCAGAATCCGGCAACAATCGTATTTTGGTCTGACGGCACAAAGACGGTTGTAAACTGCATGGATAATGTGGAAATCAAGAAAAAGGTTGTTGATGGCAAGGAAGTAACCATTCGTAAGCCTAAAAAGGCTGATACCTATTCTGAGGAAGCCGGTCTGGCTATGGCTATCGTGAAGAAATGGGCCGGCAACAACGGAAATTACAACAACATTTTCCGTGAGTTCATTCCTGAGATGGCACAGTCTGAGAAAGAGGCAAAGAAAGCTGCCAAGAAAGCTAAAAAGGCACAGAAATCGGAGGAATAACCAATGACGCTGAGGGAATTTGCCAAGGGATATGACGGAAACATTATGCTGAAAGCATTTGAGAATGAGAAATCAACAGCTCCGGCAGCAATTATGATGACTCAGATTACGGATTCTATCAAGGATGAGGTTCTTGACAAAGAAGTATACAGCTACACAATGGTTTGCGCTTCACTGTTTGAACGGTATCTGAGAGTGAATTTTGAAGCTGTGCCGGAGATCCCAAACGAAACGGAGGAAACCACATGAGAACCTATTTTTTTGACACAGAGTTTACTGGTCTGCGTAAGGACACAACTCTTATCAGCATAGGAATTGTCTCAGACACAGGAGATAGGTTCTATGCAGAGTTGACGGACTATGATGAGGGTATGTGTGATGAATGGATTGAGAAGAATGTTCTCGATCATTTGGTTTTGAGTGGCAATGCGGAGTTAGAAGAAAGTCTGGCAGCCGACAATAAAACAACGACTGTAATCGGCAGTAAGGCAGATGTTTGTTGCGAACTTATGAAATGGCTTGAAATGGACGCTAATTTTGATAGTGATTATGCTGCGGTATTCGTTTCAGATGTCTCGCATTACGATATGGTGTTATTGATTGACTTATTGGCAGGAAACGCTATGACGTTGCCTGAGTTTATTACACCGGCTTGTCACGACATCAATCAGGACATTGCAACGATGCTTGATATTTCAGAAAAGGCAGCTTTTGACATTTCGAGAGAACAGCTCCTTACAGACAGAGGAATTGATTTGCCGAAAGGTCAAAAACACAATGCACTCTACGATGCGGAAGTTATCAAAGCGATATATGAGGACTTTTTCTCCGTGGGGGGGGGTAAAACAGGGAGGTAAGAATGGATAAGGGACAAATCTTAATGGATTACCGCTTGGCGAAGAACCATAAGAGACAGATACCCATTCTTGCGGACTTGAATGTGTGCGACACACAGACAATAGTAGAAATTCTGGAAGAGGGCGGCTACAAGCGTATGTTCAATACGAACGGTGTGGATATTTCCGTGAAGAAAACAGAGATTGAGCAAAAGTATTCTTCCGGGGAATCCATAGCCACCCTTGCAATGGCATATCACATTTCAAAGAAACAGATTAAGGTACTTCTCGGAGTAGAAGAGACGGAGGAAAAAGGAACCATGTCTGAGCAGGAAATGATAAAGAAACTCGGAGAACTTACGAGCGAGGTTGAAAAACTGAAAGCAAACAAGAAATCTCTGGAAGAAAGAAATATGCAAGTAGAAAAAGAGAATGATGATTTGAGGAAACAGATTGAACAGCTTGAAAGTTTCAATGCAGAGTTGGATGCCACAGTCAAGAAACAGACTGAAATGCTGAACGGTGGAAAGTTATATGGGGACTATCAGGAAGTTTGCATTAAGAACAGCAAGTTAAACGCAACGGTTGATGTTCTAGTAGAGAAAATCAGTATGTTAAAGGCGGTGGGCTGTCATGGATAATGGAATGGAACTCAGAGTGAAAGATTATTGTGCTTTCTGCCCTGATTTTGATGCTGATGTTGATAAGGTTGATATTACTGTATTGGAGGATCGTACACAAAGGGCATTAACGACTATCAGATGCATCCACGCCGAAAAGTGCGAAAGAATATACGGGAGAATACAGGAGGGCAGAACTAATGAAACAACGGTGGTACAAAGTAGTGTTTGAAACCATTGAGAGAAAACCAATCCGCAGAACTGTTACCGTATGCAGCACGGACAGTGTTCATGCGTCTGCTCTGGTATATCAGCAGTTCGGTAGAAAGAAAATCAAGGTAAAATCTGCCAAGAAAGTAAAGGAGAGCGAATGATGGATAATTTGAACTTGAAACCGCAGTCCCCGGATGAAGTAAAAACCATGATGTGGACTGGGGAAAATCAGCGTGAAATGTTCGATCTGCTTACTTGCGGTAAGAAAATTGATGATTATATGACTGCCAGTGGAGAGAACTTTTTCATAGACCATAACGCCGTAAAAGGTGGGCTGGTACTCATTGCCAACGTAGGAAATCAGTGCGGATGCGAAATACCGGTAAAGATAGGGGATTATGTGTGCGGCCGCAGATATGGAGATAAATGGTGCTTTTCCGTTGCGGACGGCGCGGCTTTTGAGAACAATACTTGTGGAACTCTCAAAAAGAGAGATGGGAAACGAAAACCGATAGACATATTCAAAGACCAGGAGCAGTTAGAAGAGTGCCTGAGAGAGTGGCAGCACAGGTTATTCCTTGATGGGTGGCTAATACTGGCACACGTTAAGGATAAGATTATGAACCCTAACGGAGAAGAGGTAATTGACGCTGCCGGATATAACACATTCATATTTGAATCCAGTCAGGCAAACATCCAGTTACTCAGCGATGAATCTTACAAAGAGAACAATACACTGTTCAAACACTGCATGGAAAAGGATCTTGTGCATGAACTTTTACATTGCAAGTACGATTGGATGGGATGCCAGGGTGGAACCTATGAGGGCGTGTATCTGGATGCGACCGAACACCAGAAGCTAGAGGAAATGGCAAAGAGTCTTATCATGGCAAAATATGGTGTCGGTTATGATTACTTCATGTGAGGTGCAATATGACAACGGTGGTGGTCTATAAGACCGATACAAAAGAAGTTCTGGCAGCTATTCCGATGGACGGCGGAGATGCCGTCTGCCGGAATGATGTGGAATTTCAGATTTACAACGGAACAGAGCCAATATTCACGGAAACTCCCGGAGGAATCGTATTGGCAGAAAACAAATTTATGATAAAGATGGAGGGCAACAACAATGAAAAATAAAGGAACATGGATTATTGTCGGCATTGTAGCCGCATTTGTATTACTGATAGCAGGAATTTTTGTAAGTACCAACAACAGAGCGGTTTCGTTGGAGGAACAGGTCTTTACGGCTGACTCTGATATTCAGGCACAGGAGAAACGCAGAACGGATCTGATCTACAATCTGGCAGATTGCGTCAAGGAGTACGATAAGCATGAGGCAGAGACTCTTCTTAATGTCGTAGAAGCAAGAGGAAACAATGGCAGCACCACAGATATTGAGAATGTGACAACTTCCATAGCTGCGGTTGCCGAAGCATACCCGGAATTAAAATCCAACGAGAATTACAAGGAACTGATGAATGAACTTTCAACCACAGAGAATATGATCCTGCAGTACCGCACTGCCTACAATAACGAGGTAAGGGCGTATAAGAAATATGTGCGTAAATTCCCACATAAGCAGATCTTGGGAGTTATGGGATATGAGGTTATCAATTATGACTATCTGGAATACAGCGAAGAGGACAGACAGCCGGTAAGCAATCTGTTTGGAGAATAAGCCTATGAGGAAATGGAGTAAGATAATCTACTCCGGCAACGGTTGGGATATGACGGTGCGTGAACTGATGTTTAGCATCGTCATTATCCTTATCATGCTTATGGGTGGATTTTTCATTAGTGAAAAGATAGCTTCACACAATGACGAACAGAATCAGGAATACTATCAAGCCATGCAGATTGATGGAAATGCAGAACTGTTTCAGTACGGTATGCGAACTGATGTAGGAAATGCGTTTGTGAAAGGAAATCTGGTGGCAGTAGATCCTGTTACAGATCCGGGAATAGGTGGAGTACCAGCTGCCTACATAAAGGTTGAGGAACAACACTATAACCGTCACACGAGACAGGTGGCACATACACGGACGGTAAATGGGAAAACGCAGACTTATTACACTACGGAGGTATATTATTCGTGGGATTACTACGATAGTTGGGAAAGCCATAGTCAAACGGTGTCATTCCTTGGCGTGGAGTTTCCGTATGGAAAAATCCAGATGCCGGGGTCTTACCTGTATGACACAATTAAGCAATCGTCCCATGTGAGGTATTTGTACTATGTTATCAACACGGAATACAGCGGAGTTATCTATGCCAATCTCAAAGATAATACCATAGAGGACGGAACACCGTTCATTCAGGCAGATACGATAGATGAAGCGGTGGACTATATGGTTTCAAACGGAACTGCCGGGCTGGTAATTTTCTGGGTTGCATGGGTAATTCTGATCGGAGCAGCCGTGTTCGGGTTCTGCTATTTTGATAATAAGTGGTTGGAGGATTAGAGATGTATATTGTAGATCAGGACCGTAGCAACGTAGTTAATATCGGCAATATCAAAAGCATTGCACTCAACGGAAAAAGAATTACCGCCGATGATTACACACTTGCGGCTTACGATACAGAACAGAGAGGGAAAGAAGTATTTGAACAGTTACTTGGGAATGCTTTTCCTCCTGATATGATAGTAGCCAAGAATTGCAACATATCCGAGGATGCCGTAAAGGACCTAGCAATGGATCATAGCATTATCATGGTTAGTGGCAACGGACAGGCGGATGTTACAGCGTATAGCTGCGGAGTTTATTATATGCCGGAGGAATAAAAGAATGGTAGATGTTATTTTAGCAATCATTTGGATTGCGATATTGGTGCTTTACATTGTTGTGGGTTGGAAAGATGCAAAGTCCAACAATGAAGTGAAGAAAGAAATTACACAGATGAATGAGCTGCTATTGGAACAGAACTCTCAGCTCAAAGAACAGAATAAGCATCTCAATATGGTTATTCTGAGTGTTTGCAGTAAGAGCGTGAGAGATCGTAAAAATGCGGAGGGAGGAAAAGATGCGCAGACAGAGACGGGCGGTAAACAGACCACATTGGAGAAAGAGACCGGAACGGAGAATGAGACCACAGCCGCAGATAGAAGAACCTCTGTTTCGAGTGAGGTATGATGAAAGACCGATAGAAAGATATGCCGAGTGCATGGAGATGGATATATTCGATGCAGGACGTGATGGTGCAACAGAGTATGTTCATAAAAAATTAGCGAGCGGAATAGGGTTAAAACTTGCCGAAGAGGGTTTTGTCAAATTTGAAACAGGCAGAAATCCGGCGCACCGTGGCATTATAATTCGTGCGTCAGTAAATGTGGTAAAACCTTAAATATTACAGAGCCGTGTAGAGCCGTGAGAAAGGATGAATTTTCATGGCTCAACACGAACTATCGAATAAAGAGATTATCGTAAGGCTTCTGAAAAGCGATCTGAGTGACTATGACAATCTTCTGTCCTTGCTTGGAATGGCAAATGAGGTTATCCGGGAAGATAAAGAACTTTCACGGAAATTAGCGAATAAGGTCAGATTCCTTGCACTGAGACTATGTGCGACAGGAGATATTAAATATTACGATTTGTACAATAAGGCTCTTTTGTTCTTGGCACAGGAACATAAGGATTTTGACTCTTATCTGCTCTATGTGGAAAAGAACAGAGATCCAGAGGACAGATACTATCAGCCACGAAGAAATAAGATTTATTGGCTTGTACAGAAGATGCAGAGGCTTATTGATGATGAGTTGGATATTCTATCAATATCAATGCCTCCTGGCACCGGCAAGACCACACTGGGAGAGTTTTTTATATCGTTTGTAATGGGGCATTACCCAAACACACCAAACCTTATGTCCTCACATTCTGGATTTATGACGAGAATGTTCTATGATGCTGTTCTCAACATAATTACCAGTAATGAATATTGTTGGAGCGATGTGTTCCCAGACATTGTATTTGAGGGAAACAACGCGAAAGAAGAGACAATAAACCTTGGAAGATGGCAACCGTTTAAGACACTGACCTGCAGACCAATCAGAGGTTCCCTTACCGGTGTTACCCGTTGTGAGGGATTTCTGTATGTGGATGATTTGGTTTCCGGTATCGAAGAGGCTCTGTCTATTGATCGTCTGGATAAGTTGTACGGAGAGTACACCACAGACCTTAAATCTCGTAAAAAGAAGAAAGCAAAAGAGATCCACATTGCAACCAGATGGAGTGTGCATGATGTTATTGGCCGGCTTGAAAGAATGTATGAGGGCAATCCGAGGGCAGAGTTCATTGCTGTTCCAGACATTGATCCTCAGACCGGAAAAAGCAACTTTGATTACGATTATGATGTTGGATTCGATGAGAAATACTTCCACGATATGGAAATGTCGATGGATGATGTTTCATATCGCTGCCTGTATAAGAGCGATCCGATTGAGAGAGAGGGTATTCTGTATCATCCAACAGAATTACAGAGATATATCGGAGGACTGCCGGACAGAGAACCGGATTCTATATTGGCAATCTGCGATACCAAGGACACCGGTACAGACTATAACTTCCTCGGAGTTTTCTATCAGTACGGAGACAGATACTATCTGGAAGATCTGGTATTCAAGAACATCGACCCTGGGACCTTGGACGAACTCAACTCAGATATGCTTGTTAAGCATCATGTACAGCAGGCACAGTTCGAGAGCAACAAAGAGGGTAGCAGAACCGCAAATGAAGTTGAGAGACTTGTCAAAGCAAAAGGCGGCAGATGCCATATCACGAAGAAATACACTACTCAGAACAAAGAGACCAAGATCATCGTCAATTCTTCATGGGTTAAGGAACACGTCATATTCAAGGATATTACAGAATATGAGCCTAAGAGCGATTACGGTGTGATGATGTCATTCCTTTGCAGTTATACACAGCTCGGAAAGAATAAACATGATGATGCGCCGGACACTCTGGCAATGTTCGCCCAGTTTGTAGATGCTCTTCTTGGCGGAGAGGGACAGGTAGTGAAGAGAAGTGACTTAGGAATATAGAAAGGGATAGCATGGGACAATATAGTTTCGCCACCAACTTAAAAAAAGAAAGAACGAATAAGGGAATTACACAACACGAACTTGCAACGGGCGTTCATGTGGCGCAGAATACCGTGAGCGATTGGGAACAATGCAAAAGTTATCCGTCAATCGACAAGATATACGATATAGCAAATTTTCTCAAAATCCCTGTAAGCAAGCTGATTTCTGATGTTCAGAAAAATGGTTGTAAAGCCGACTGCACACAGAAAAACAAAATTTTTTGAAAATTTTGTTTATTCCACTTGACAAAGAATGTTTAGTACGCTATACTACGACCATACCAAGTGACACGGACATAAGTTAAGCGGAGTGAACACAAGGTATTTGGCATTAAAGTTTCTCCTAACCATTACGGCACAGCAACAGTGCCGTAATATGGGAAGTAAGCTAACTCGGTAGAAGCGATGGACTGAAAATCCATAGGAGTTGGTTCGACACCAACACTTCCCACTTAGGAATTGTTGTTCCCCGACAGCAATCCAACATCGGAGGGTTCACACTTATGATGGACCTCCGAAACCTCACATGGAATCTCCCAAAGTGTGAGGTATGGACCATTAGCTCAGTTGGTTAGAGCATCCGGCTCATAACCGGACGGTCTGGGGTTCGAGTCCCTGATGGTCCACGCATGGCAATCCGGCACGAAACTATAAATATAGCCATGGCAGTGAAGCTACGCCAAGATACACCGGAGGAAGTAAGGCGGCTGAGTGCGGCGGTGCAGTGCAGAAACGGTATGACTACCGCATGACCGTGACGGCTACCAGAGGTAGCAGACAAGAGAGGATGCAAAAAGATGTATATTCCTGAATTTTGGTGCGGTGTTGCCGCAACGATAATCACAGAAGTAATAATTGCAATCGCATATTCCATATATGCAGACCACAAGAAAGGAGGCAAGAAGTAATGAACAAAGCTGAATTAGTACAGGCAATGGCTGACGATGCCGGACTTTCCAAAAGTGATGCTGAAAAAGCACTCAACGCATTTGTTGAGATCGTAGGCGGAGAACTTGGAAAAGGCGGAAAAGTGCAGTTGGTCGGTTTTGGAACATTTGAAGTGACTGAGCGTGCTGCCAGAGTTGGTAAGAACCCTCAGAACGGAAAAGAGATTTCCATTCCGGCTTGCAAGGCACCTAAGTTCAAAGCAGGCAAGGCTCTGAAAGATGAAGTGAATCGCTAAATGATCGGAGCGAACTTGGTGTAGTGTGGTGGTTCGATTCCACCTGTGGGCGTAGCTCTTGCGATTAAGGTTCCTACCGCTTCTTTCCTAATGTTCTTGGCGATACAAAGAAAATTCCGGGCGAACGGCAACGATTGGTGGTGTTGCGGCGGACTGTAAATCCGTTCCCTCGTGGTAAACATTGGAGGTTCAATTCCTCTTTCGCCCATTTAGGTAGATTGCAACCTATCCACATTGAATGTTTTGGACGCGGACAGACTTTCTTTGCGGAGAACAGCAAGAACCTGGTTATGATTTTGGCGGTTGAATGGATCCTATCTTCCAGACAAAAAGCAACAACCGCACCGGTTCGGTTAGTCAAGCGGTCAAGACACTACCCTTTCACGGTGGAAACATGGGTTCAAATCCCATACCGAACACTTCGGTTGAATTACGCTGACTGTTTACAGTTGGTTTAGTATTCACTGATAATTAGTTTTGGTGAAAGCCGTGGGAAGCAATCGGAAAATAGGGAGATTGTAAAGCTCATTGACGAGGCTTATTTGAGCAGTCAGGGAAAGCCGACAGGACTTAAAATTGGAGAGCTTGCGTAAGTCACGCTAAAGACCACTGTTGCAACGGTGCCTACGATAGCATAACTGGAAATGCCACGGACACCATGCCGGGGAAAGTGGGGTTCAACTCCCCACCGTAGGACGAGCGGATTTCTTAACTGATTTTCTTAGTCCGGCTTTAACAGGAAAGAAAATTGGCGGTGGCGAGGTTCCGGTGATCACCAAGTGCTTTTACATTACCAAGAGTTTTCAAGAAAAACTCCGGTGCGGAAAATTTACTGCTTAGAGTGCATGAGCGTTACAGCGATTTAAGCGGCGGTGGAAACTTCCGAGAAAGACCTGATTACAGATGTGCGTGAGCCGTAACCAATCGAGCCGTCATGCTTAGTCAGGCGCAGAGGAATGTAGTAGAGGCGGAGAACTGCGATAACAACGTACATCCGAGGTAAGGCGATAAAGAGTTGGACTCGTCAAAGGTTCTTTGAGTATGTAGTCGGTGGATTATGAGAACCATGTGGAGGGGTGTAAGGTCCGAGAACCACATTAAAAAATGAAATACCTTTGTTGGCAACTGTCTTACACGTTGCATCGGTTCGGTAGTGGCAACCATCCAAGCTACCGCCGGACTGCATTGGAGTATAGCTCAGATGGATAGAGCACAACACTACGGATGTTGGTTAGCGCAGGTTCGAGTCCTGCTACTCCAATAATGGCTTGTAGCTCAGTGGTAGAGCGTCTGACTGTTAATCAGAATGTCGTGGGTTCGATCCCCACCTTGCCAGTTGGAGACACTTGACTTACTCTTTCAAAGCACTCCATAAAAAGGTTATGAAAGGGCGTTTACGACCGGCGGAAGAGGATCTCCGACTTGTACGTTACCAAGGGAAAACTACTCTGCCGTGTGTCCGGTTGGTCGAGGGTGCGGTCTTGAAAACCGTCTGGATGTAAAAGTCTCTGGGGTTCAAATCCCTAACACGGCGTGGCAAAGTAAAGGATACGTTCGATTCGTAGGTGTATGGGTTGCACATTCTCTATCCAAAAACCAATAGAGAAAGGAACGGTTCGATTCCGCGGTGTGAGGTCGCATTTTACTTTGTGGTTTTGGCTCTATGGTATAAAGGTTATTACGCCCGACTGTCTATCGGAAAATTTGGGTTCGATTCCCAATAGAGTCGTTATGGTGCATTGCCGTAATGGTAGCGGAGTGGCTTGCTAAGCCATCCGGCAGAAATGCCGTATAGGTTCGATTCCTATATGCACCGCTATGAGACCGTATTCCACCGGTGGAGGAGGTCTCAGAATTTGGAGTTGCCGGAATAGGTAGACGGATAATCATAGTAAAGGAATGGGGTAGGCGAGAGGTAGGTGCGAGGACAAGCCACAGAAACAGCCGTAATCCTACCGCCCCAAGAAACTACTGAAAATCATAACTATTGTACCGAGTACCAACAGCGAAAGGTGTGGCTAACAGTAGCATAGTTCCATAGTGGGTGCAAATCCCATTACTCCAAAGCCGTCCTGACTTCGGACGCTAAACCAGTTGGGGTTAGAGAGATTTCCCGAAAGATAGTTTCTATTGGCATACCCGGTGGTTAGGGTGTATCACAGCAAACCATAGTGAGTGTACGGAATTATTTAATCAAGTCCACCGTTCAGGATGTCGGCTGTGTGACGGTTAAGAGTGATTATGCGAGAAATTCGACATAGCAGAAAACTCAGAGGTTCTTGTGGGGCGAAGAACCATTATGGCGGAGTGGAGCAGTGGTAGCTTGTCGGGTTCATGCCCCGGAGGTCACAGGTTCAAATCCTGTCTCCGCAATCTTGCGTGGTAGTTCAATGGAGAGAACATTATGAGCGGTTGTCATGCTCCATGTGACACGGACAGCAATAATTCTTTTTTCGATGGTAACGAAGAGATGGGGGTTCGATTCCCTCCCACGCAACTGATACGGATTTCCGTATTAAAACCGAATATGGAGAGGTGGCGGAACGGTAGACGCGGCAGTTATGTACAATACGTCATGTTCGTGGCGTTGACGGCAATATATTACAGCTTGGGGCCTGCTTCATTGATGGTTCAAATCCATCCCTCTCCATTCAAGGCGATGGCGCAAATGTCCTTACAAATCAAGAAGATGCGCCAATTACATGAGTGAGGTAGCTCAGTTGGTAGAGCACGAAAGAAAAATGGATCATGTTTGTGGTCCGAACAGCAATCTTTCATTCCATGCTAAGGACGTTGTCGGCGGTTCGAGTCCGTCCCTCACTCTATATGGCGATGTGGTGCAAAGGGAGCACAGCAGCTCTGTTAAGAAGAATGTCATGTTAGTGGCATAATCAGCAAACTCCTTTCAATAACAATCCCAAGCTGCGGATAGAGGTTCGATTCCTCTCATCGTCTCTGCCCCGATTGCCGGTTATGGTAAACCGGATGGAACATGGTTGACAGGAGTGTTCCTTACAGCAATCGAGCATACGGGTTCAAGTCCTGTCGGGGCAATTAAGTGACGCTTACAGCAATCTTTCAAAACAGAAAATTCCATTGACAATATTTTCCCGTTTGAAACAGCGTCATGTAAAAAGAAAGAGGTTGCCCATGAACCGAAAAGAAGATTATAGGGATATGGAAAAGTATCATAAAGCGTGTCAGAGGCAGCATAGGCGATATTACAACAAAACGTCATTTCTATATCCGTCTCATCCGTGGACTGCGGAGGAAGATGCACTGGTAATTAAGCATGAGATTACCGATTCTGAATTGTCTGAGAAAATTGGTCGTTCTGTCGGAGCGATACATAACAGGCGGTATGAACTTAAAAAGTTAGCCAGATAGGCATAAAACTTTACATGGGACACTTACAGCAACCCTTTTGGATATGACTGTTAATCATAAACCCCAATAGTGTCCTGGCAATGAAACAGTAAACAATTTTATAGGGACTCCTACAGCAATCACAATGGTTAAAGCAAATGTCTAAAAAACAATGTGAAACGGTTCAATTCCGTAAATGAGAGTCCTGGAAAGGTAGGAAAACATGAGCTTTGCAGATGCAATGAGAGAAGAGGGTAGATTTACCCGGACTGAAAACGGTGCAGTGGCACTGAATACTTCTGGCGATGCCAGATTGGATCTGTTTGGTACAATCGGATCGCTGAGAGAGGCTGATGAGAACAGAATTACCACTCTGTTTGCGGAGGCATACGCACAGGACAAACTCTTTGCTACAAAGATTGCGTTCTATGCAAGAGACATTCGTGGCGGTCTTGGAGAGAGAAAGACTTTCAGAACCATTATCCGTTATATGGCAGAGAAACACCCAGAAGCACTCAGACCGAACCTTGATTTGGTTGGCGTGTTCGGGAGATATGATGATCTGTATGAGCTTATCGGTACTCCATTGGAGGACGATATGTGGGCGGCAATGAAGAAACAGTTTGAGGAAGATTTACAGAACCTCAATGCCGGAAATGCAATTTCTTTACTTGCAAAATGGATTAAGACCGCAGATGCAAGCAGCTCTGCCACAAGAAAACTCGGAATCCTTACGGCGCAGAAATTAGGCTATCCGGTCTACAATTTCAAGAGAATCGTCCGTAGTATGAGAAAACAGATCGGTGTCGTTGAAAGTCTTATGTCAGCCGGAAGATGGGATGAAATCAAATACCCAGAAGTTCCGAGCCGTGCAATGATGATTTACCGCAAGGCATTTATGAAACATGATGCTGAGAGATTTGGAGAGTTTATCAGCAAAGCAGAAAAGGGAGAGGTAAAGATCAATGCCTCAACACTATTCCCTTACGATATTGTTGAGAAGATCCTTTACGGCAGAGAGAGCAACAAGGTACTTGAAGCCCAGTGGAAAGCCTTGCCGGATTATGTGGAGAAAGGAACAAACGCTTTAGTTATGGCGGATGTGTCCGGTTCCATGAGAGGCAGACCTATGGCAACATCAATCGGTCTTGCAATCTATTTTGCAGAGAGAAATGCGGGTGCATACCACAATCTGTTTATGACATTCTCTGACAGACCAGAGACGGTTATTCTGAGGGGAGAAACCCTTGAACAGAAGATCCACAACGTAAGCAGAGCAAATTGGGATAATAACACAGACCTTAAAGCTGCTTTTGAGAGGGTTCTTGAAATTGCGGAAAAACACAATACTCCGCAGGAGGAAATGCCGAAAGCAATCGTTGTCATATCAGACATGGAAATTGACTGTTGTGGAAACCGTGAGTGGTCTTTCTATGACAAGATGGCAAATAAGTTCCGCAAGGCTGGTTATGTAATCCCGAACATTATCTTCTGGAATGTGAATAGCAGACACGATGTATTCCATGCAGATCACAACCGTAAAGGCGTGCAGCTTGCAAGCGGACAGTCCGTGACGGTATTCAAACAAATCCTGCAGAACCTTGGCTACAATCCGGTTGAGGCTATGGAGAATACAATCAATTCTGAGAGATATGATTGCATCACAGTCGAATAGAGTAAATACTGACCGGGGCAAATAGCTCCGGTCAAATAAAATATAAAAGGAGATAACCACCAATGAAAACACCCTACAATGAAATTGTGAACATCGCAAGTATTGGTTCACAGACAAATCCGATTTCTCTAAATGAGATTTTGAGAAAGGCAAACGATGAGCAGCTTACACCGGCAGCACAAAACAAAGAGAGAGTATTGTTTCTCGGAATTGATGTGCAGCAGGACTTCATGGATAATGGAGCACTCGGAGTTCCCGGAGCACACGGCGATGTGGAGAGAATGACACAGTTTATCTATAACAACATGGATAAAATTACAAACATTGCGGTATCTATTGATACCCACACACCACATCAGATTTTCCATCCGTGCTGGTGGATTGATGAAAATGGCAACAATCCGGCTCCTTACACACCGATTACGCTGGCAGACCTTGATTCTGGAAAGTACAGAGCTGTTATCTACCCTCGCCAGAGCCGTGACTATGTAGAACATCTGGAAAAAGACGGAAAGAAAACCTTATGCGTATGGTCTTACCACTGTTTACAGGGTACGTCTGGTGCAGCATTTGAAAATCAGTTTGCTAACATGATTTATTTTCACTCTGTTGCAAAGAAAGCCGTTACGCAGCGTCTTGTAAAAGGACAGGATCCACTCAGCGAAATGTACGGAATTAAAATTCAAACTTGATCCCTATTCGCGCTGCATGTTTGCGTTCTGCAACCGCAGGCGGACTTCTATTAAGATTCTGCAATGGGACGGATCC